AACTTCAGGATTCGCAATTCCATTAGTAAATGATTGACCAAGGTAGTAGGTCCTATTATTTATTACGGTTGATACACCTGTAAAAGTGCTATCAATAGACAATCCCGCAGCAACTGATCCTCCATTAATTGTCAATGAACCATTGCCAGTAGGTGATGCAGTGAAGTCTGCCTGATCAAATCCATACTGTGGATTTGTAATCGCTGCACCAACAGTATTAAAACCAGATTGTGCTTGGTCTTGCCATACTTTCAAGACTCCAGTAGACTGATCATAACTAACAACTCTAGCAACAGCAGTGATACCAGTACCTACAGTTTGTGTGATAAAGGAATCTGCGTCATAAGTTGCACTACTATAACCAGCTCCAGTCAACCTAATCGCAGTCACGGCACTTGCTTTATCCAAAGAAAGTGGTGTATTGGTTCCAAAAGTATTTGGTTTCTCTACAATACCAACTCTTGCAATCTGGTTTCCAGTGATAAAGTCTGGATTTTGAATATCATTCTCAAATCTGGAATACATGAGAACATTCTTTGCTCCCAATTCTCTATAAATGTCTGCACCATGACCACCTTGTGGAGAGATAATAACGTCAAGAACTGGTCTTGTAGTTCCAACAGGAACTCCGCCCGCAACTAAATCAACATTTCCCCAGGTATATCCAGATCCCTGAGAAGAAACTACGACTGATTCTACCTGAGAATCTGCATTCATCGTAATCGTACACTCTGCACCAGTTCCATTACCCTTGATAGGAACGCTGGTATAAACCGCATTTGCAGTCCCCAGTGCAACGCCCCTGTTCTTGATAACTATAGTCTTGATTGATCCATCTACTGCATTATCGCGGACAGAAGCATTAGTAGTTGAATCGGCCCAATCTCCAGGAACAGGAATGTAGTTAGTAGAATCAAACTTGACAATATCTCCAGGAGCAATCGTGTAGAGATATTTCCAAACATAACCGTCACCACTAGCACCAGCCGCTCTTGGTTCCAGGTCAACAAAAGTTGGTTCGTCCAGAGATGGTGCTCCGTTTGGAGTTTCTGGAGTAGTTCCGTTCTCAAGACAAATATAGACTCTATAGTCGCTATTCATCACATAGTAAGACGCCCCATAGAGATTCGTCGCACCAGATACCGTTGCTGTATTTGAAGTGCTGTAATCATGGCGATACATATCAAATGTATTTCCAGATCTCCATTCAATTTTGGGAACCACTAGTCTCGCATCACTAGAAGTGATTTTTTTCAATCCGATCATGGTATCCCAGATCTGATTTTCATTATCAAAGTTATCTACTGGTGC